GGTAGAACGGTCCTTCTGTGGCTGTTTCATATGTCACTCCTTGGACAGGAATTGTCGCAGCCTTTGGTGCTGAGACTTCAGGAATATTTGCTTTTGTTGCTGTTTTTGCCACATCTTTGATTGCGCCCAGTGCGCCAGGCATGGCTGCTGGAGTCCACATTTGGGGCAAGATAGGTGGCAGCTTAGACTCGCGTATAAAGCGCTCTAAGCCCTCGGCGGCGCTCTCAAGGTACTCAGGGCCAAGCTCAGTCTGCATGGGCCTCATATCGCCTGTAATGAACTCCTGAGAGGCTTCTAAGGCTCGTTGCAATGGGCTTGTGTCTGAAGGGTCGCCACTCTTGATTGCTTCTTTGATGAAGGTACCAGCAGTGACGGCAGGTGATACCAAAGTGCGGCCAACAATTGGCAGGCCCGTAAGCGCTGCATCAATACCGCCAGCAAGAGGCTTGGACACTGACTCGATGTCTTGCAGAATGTTGCCTTGGCCATAGCCCGGCAATGAGGACACACCGCGCTTTGGCGTTTTGCCCATGAAGCGATTGAAGGGGCTTCCACCGTCTTGCATGTGGACTGCGCCGCCAGCCTTAGCGCCATACAAGGTTTCAAGCAGCTTCTTGGGATTGGGCATCATCGGCCTCCGTTTGCGCGGGATGATAACCCTTTGCGCTTAGCTTGCATACGGATTGGTCCTTACAACCCCGGCATCAACATAATCATCAGGGTCATAATCATCTGGAGGCAACGGATCAATATTTAACCAACTTGCATCTCTTAAATATCTTAAGGCTTGACTAAACGCATCACAGTTATGGACCAAAATTCCATTGGCAAAATAACAGTGCTCTCCTTCAACCGTTAAATCAAATACATGACGCGTGATATGGGTGCTGCGTACGGCTTTTACCGAGGCGAAACTTTGACTCTGCTGTTTGACAGCCTGCGCTGCAAAACCGTTTGCGTTCAGTTTTGGCTTGTACTTCAATGCCGCACCAGGCGCATAGTTTCGTGAGTGATAAAAACTTGCGAGGCTTGCCCCAAGTTTTTGCCAGAGACTGTTTCGCATGTTCCCTGTGCCAGGCCTTGCCCTTTTCAGATCGATGCCATTCCGCAGCTTTGTCACGGATTGAATTAAGGTGCCGAATCTGCTTCTCAGACCTTCCGTGCTCAGCAATACGCGCCCTGTGCTCATCCCAATGGGCATCTTTTGTGCAACATTCCAAGTTGCTGATGTCGTTGTTGGCCGTGTTTCCATCAATATGGTGGATGTGCATTCCTTCAGGAATTGGCCCTTTATAGAATTCCCAAACATCTCGGTGAAGCCTGTGCCCAGCACGAGCAAAATATCTGCGATGCGCAGGATTGTTGCTCTCAGGGTATCGGTTATATCTACGCCCGTTGAACAAAACTGTTTCCACCTTGATGCCAAGCTTGCTTTTGAATCCCATGCGCCCTCCTCATTGATGACGCATATATTATGGACTGCTTGATTCAAGCTATCAACCCTGACCCAACCTTTCTGAGTGTAAACCTCATGATTAGCCGTTGCTAACAAAGTGCGCCCATCAGAATCAAGTTGCCAAACCTCCTTGAAACCATTGTCATGCACTGCCATGACTCGCCTGGAACCCACTGGGGTTTGAACCATATCGCCAACTTTGACATCGCAGATACGCCTGCATGAACCATCAGCCATAGCAACTAAGGACTCAGATTCCACGCAGAAGTCATCGTGGTCTGTGTTCGGAAAGCTACAGATCTGCGTGACCATGGCCTCAGCCCAGTCGCGTACATAGCCAGCCCTGTTGCTCGACTCAGGCACGTACACCCTTCCAGCCTTCACGATGTTGGCCACGATGCTCAAGCGCTGGATCTTGTCAGCCCTGCCAGGGTTATAGGCGCGGACCGGAACGTGAGCGCGTTGCAGGTCCTGGATCAGCACGATGCCAGCGGCCTTGTCTTCAACCAACACCAGGTCCACCTTCTTGGCGGTCTTGCCCTCACCGAAGATGATCTCGAACTCGTCAATGACCTTGGGCTTGAGGTCAGGATACTGCAGCCTGTCTTGCCAGGCGTCGATGATCAGGACGCACATGCCACCATCAGTGGGCTTGAAGACACCGAAAGTGATCGATGCAGTGGGATCGTTGACGGTCTTCTCAGTGAAGGCGCAATCGTAGGACTGGATTACGTACTCAAGCTTGGGCAGTTCTTTGCCAGCAGGCCAAAGCTTGAACCAGTCGCGCTGAACAATACCGCCCTCCTCGGGGTCGATGATCTCAGCGTAGATCTCTTGGCGGCCAAGCTTGGTACCCTCGTACTGCAGGATCTGCCTACGGAAGTTCTCAGACAGGTTATCCAGGTTTGAGTACGTGGTAGCTGTTGTGAGCACCACATCATCACCCTCACGGCCAATCAGATCGATGATCAGGTCCTTAGGCTTGGGTGTCGTCGTGCAGATCAGCCTCGTCTTCATGTCGGTAAGCTTTAAGCGCATACCAAACTGGATCTGATCCCAGGCGTCAGTGATGTACTCCCAGGCTGCCAACTCATCGAGCCAGCCGCCGTGGAACTGTGGACCGCGAAAGCGCTCAGGCTCCGAGGCTGGGATGCCTTTGATCAGTGAGCCATTGGTCAGCTTGATCTCATGCAAGGCCTTGTTGTAATCAGCGATCAGGGCTGCAGGAATCACGCTCAGAAGGCCTGAATCACCCTCGAAGCATGTACTCCTCACATCACTGCTTGTTGGGGCCGCCACGAGCCATCTGGTGGCTTTGTAGGACCATGCCCACCATCCAATCTGCTCGGCTGCTGTCCTGGTCTTGCCAGCACCGCGGCCTGCAAGCAGAAGCCATATGGACCACCAGTCACCATGGGGCAGGATCTGGTGCTTGAGTGCTCGTGTGAGCCACATCATGCGCCAGGCCCAAGCAGCAGCAGCCTGTGGCTCTAGCCTGGTGTACTGCTCGCGGATCGCTGGATCTTTGAGCAGGGCTTCAAGGTCACTTGTCCCCAAGCTGCCTCTTGGTCTCTAAGTTCTTGAGCATGGCGTCAAAGATGCTGACGTCAGCCTGCACAGCCACAGGATTGTCAGCGTCACCAGCATGAGTGATCCTGTCGCCATACTTGCGTGGCTTGAGTTTGGCAGCAATCCACTTGCGTGCGTCCACTCGATTGCGCTGCCATTGGATGTAAGCGCTGTTCAGTTCAATGCCGATCGGCTCTCCCTGCTTGTTGAGCACCGGCCTAGTCTCTGGCGTTTCGTCGGCAATGGCTTGTATCTCATCGGCTAGCGTGTCAGCTTGATCTTCCCGTGCGCGGGTGTACATCTCTTGGAAAGTCGGGTGCTTCGCCAACCACACATACACAGTCGCCTGCGATGGCATCTTCTCATCCATGCAAATTCTTCTTAGTGGCTCTCCATTACTTAGTCTTACGCAGATCTCTGCTGCTAAGTCATCGTCGTACCCTGATGGCCTGCCTAAAGGTTTTTGTGCGGCCTGGGCCTTTGGTTTCGAGGTCTTGCTCATCACATCTTCCAGTGACATTGATGCGCGGATTATGAGGCTAATCCGAAATTAATTCACTAAGGGTTTTTTTGATGATGGGGTCAAGCAGTAAATAGGTGCTGGCTCTTACGCTGCCCGGCGATTCTTCGAGCCTTGCTATCGTGGGGCGCGAGAGGCCTACCATCTTTGCGAACTCGTCCTGGCTCATGTTAAGCGCGGCGCGAGTGGCTCGTAACATTGCTGGGATTTTGTCAAGCGTAATCATAAGTGATTCATTTTACTACGCTTTGTACAAAAAAAGAACCCCCAATTGCTGGGGGTCAACATCTGCGGGGAAGTGCAGAGGATTTCAGGAGAACACATCAACATGGACTGCAATCATCAGTCTAAGCTCTCTTCCTCCTCTTGGCAATCTTCTTCGCGCTCTTCACGCTCCATGTCGTATTCGTAAAGCTGCCGGTCAAGCCATGCGTCGTAATCCATTTGTTTACTCCCCGAGGAATTTGTTGAGGGCATCACGCAACTCAATGACTTTGTCGCGGCTCATGGGTGCTGATACATACGCACCGATCTTCCATACTGACAGCCACAGGCCATCTTCATGCTCGCTCAACGAAAGACGGTCATAGTTCTCAAGTTCGATGCGGGTTTCAAATTCTTGTTTGCTCATGGTGTTTGCTCCAGGTGGTGGGGCCGTAGCCCCGGTTTGATTAGATTGCTGCGAACTTTGATGCGGGGGTGAACTTGCCATCGACATAAATGCGGCTTGGGTACTGGTTGAACAGCGTGCCCTTCGATGAGCAGTTGATGATTTGCTGTTGGTCGATACGGACACCGCGGCCATTCTTGGTGCCGGTAATCACGAAGTTGGCTGAGCCTGCGTACACAACATTGGGATCGGTCAACTCGCCAACCTTTGCATCAACTTTGTTAAGAACCTCGGTGGCCCACTGGTCTGCCAATGCTGCTGCAAACTTTGCAAGACGCTGCTCGCAAAGCATGAAAGGCTCGTCCCTACGAGTGCCTGTCCCTGTTCTTACAACGCAAAATTGCACGGTATTGCGCCACACGCTAGCGCTGCGAGAGTTGTACACACCGCTGACTGTGGGACCGAATCTTTCAACGAGGTTGTTGAAGGTGCTGGTGACGCTACGGGTGATTTGTGCGGTGAACTCTTTGACCAATTCAGCTTTGAGGTTTGCGTTCATGTTGTTTGCTCCTGGTGTTTGCTATAAAAGTTAAATGTTGTTTGCTACTGAGACTCCATCGTACATACTTTTAATCCACTTGTGTAGACACTTTCCATCCATCCGACAAGTGGTCGTGATACGCAACTAAACGGCGTGTCACATGAAGCAGTTCAGCCTCATCCACTTGGTAGTGGCTTGTAAAAGCTTTGATGCCCATGCCGTGAATGCCCGTCTTGCCGCGGTGGTGCTCAGGGCACAGGGGTATCGCATCCCAGTGACTGGCACGTTGAGCCATGCCGGTGCCTTTGCGCGGGTGATGGATCTCTGCTGGCGTACCAGGTGTGCCTTGAAGATGGCACAACACGCAGCCAATGGCAGCCACCTTACTCAGGTGCTTTTTCTCTTCCTGGTTCATCGATTGTCTCCACGCCAACTAAGCAATTAAGCACCTTGGTATCACCCGTGACAGCCCGGCAACTGATGAAACGGTAGTCGTCCTTCATAGGGCCAAGCTTTTGCAGCACTTCGCCCGATCGGATCAAGATGAACCAGGTACCCTGCTTGAGATTACAAAGCTTTTCGTATCTGCTCGGCATGTTCTATCCCCCAACCCCTGCCTTGTGATTGTGCGATCTTGGCGGCATAACCCAGGCCTGCTCGAAAGCCAGCAGCCCAGCCCTCGGCATATACCTCCTCAGTCCAGCCCTTGTCATCTTCAAATGCCACAGCGCCCAGGAAGTCAGCCAGGTCTGCAAGCATTTGTTTGTGGCGGCCATCGTTGCTCATCAGATCGTGGCCTTGCCTTCCAGTCTGAGGTTGGCTTGTTCCGTTCTCCAGATGTCCACTCTTGCTTGTGCTGCGATCAGATCCCATCTCAATTTCTCCTCGATTTCGATGGCCCGCCTGAGGCCTTTGAGCAGTTCAACGTATTCATGGTGAGCATAAGCGTCGCGCTCTTGTGCGCCAAGGGCGCCTTCAATGGATTGCTTCATCAGCAACGCCTTCTTGCTCTTCCTGAACTCTTCAAGAAAGACACGCTTCGCTTTGGCATTGGCAAATTCCTGAGCATGCGTGATGATGTGGTCAACTGCTTTGTGCGGATCACGATTCATGGTTTTTCTCATTCAAGATGCGTGAAATTTCCCGGTCGATGTACCACCGGGCCTTGCGTAAGTCTTCAACTTGCTCGCCCTTCAATCCAGCGCGCCAACAATATTTAACAGCGTTGCCGATGTTGAAATTGAAGTGCTCAGTAATCTCGATGCACTCCACACCTGATGGATGTGAGTTGTAATGTTTTGGGTGATTGACATTGTCATTCATGGATGCCCTTTCTAGCCTTGCTATGCCGCCTCAGAGGCAAAAATAATGGTTGGTTGATGTCCACCTACATGCTTTTGGAAAAATCGCTTGTAGGCGTTTCTAGCTCATACACTCGGACCTTCACTATCCCGGCAATTTGTTTGTTGCGATAGATTCTCAGGTCCGAGATTTGGTTGTCGTCCTTCCACACTTGCGCGTGAGTCAGACTGTCCAGCAGGGATTTCAACAAGTTGTCGATGTCTCGTTTCCTGCGGTCCGGTGGGAACACTTCGATCTCGACCCGTAGGTCCCCCTCGAGTGCGTAAGTCTTCACCCCATGTTCCATAAGACATAAGTTCACTGCCTTCCGATACGCCTGGCCATCTGCTGAAACGTAAACGGTGGCGAGCTTGCCAATGACTTTGTGCCGCCAATAAGAATTTACGGTGGGTGGCCATGGCAGCGTGGCCTCAAAAACTAATGGGGTTTCCATAGGACTGATCCGTAAATTGTTGTGAGTTTTTGTCAAACCAAAGTCTTATGACGCCCTCGTACTCACCATTTCGTTGCTTCTCAATGGCTAAGTAAGCATCAGGGATTGACTGGTCCACAACATGGCCAGCCTCAATTTCACGCTCCTTCTTTTTGTTGCGGTGCATCAGGATCACGTTATCAACTTGGTCGGCCACTGAGCCTGAGCCTTTAAGGTCCATCTTGGTGGGTGCGTTCTCATCGTTTTGCTGCTTGCGGATGTGATGCACCAGGTGGATGTGCGTGTCGTAATCTCGAGCCAGGGTGCAGAGTTGATCCACAAAGTTTTTCTGGCCGTTGTAGTCGTCCTCGTCTCTTAAGCATTTCATCAGCGAGTCGATCAAGTAATGCTTGCAATCAAGCTTGGCTGCAGCGTAGCTCCCAACGCCTAGAACCTGCGCAGTGCTCACCGTGCCTTGCTGGTCATAAAACCACATCCGGTCGCCAACCCAGTCCTTGAAGGCCTCGTAATCGGCTACAGCAGGGTCTCTGCGACGAGACCATTGCCTGACCATCCTTTGAAGGGTTCGCAAGGGCTTCATCTCGAAGCTTGCAATCACAACGCGCTGGCCTTGTGCGATCAGGCTCAGGGCAATCATGCCGGTCAGCATGGACTTGCCAGACCCGTTGGTGCCAGCAAAGACCGTGACTTCAGCAGGCCGAAACTCGAAGAGGCCCAGCGTCTTGGACCAGGGCATGGTGATGGGCTTAGTTGTAACCGGGTTCTTGACCTGATCGATGAGTTGGTCCATGCAGTCAGCCGCGGACCTAACCCGCACTTGAGCTTCCATGGAGTCATACCAAGCTTGAAAATCAATATCGTCAGGGATCTTGTTCATGCGTCCACCTTGGAGTCCCAAAGAATGGGATAGCGTGATTCAGTGTAATGAGCAAAGACTCGTGCAGCACCGCAACGCAAAAGTTCTTTGGCGGCACGGGCAACTGCATCAGAGTCTTGGCCTGTAACGTGAGCCACCAGGCCTTTGATCCACCGATAATCAAAATCCCACTTGGTGACTACCACCACCGGGGCTTCAGGATAAGCATCAGGCTTGCCATCAAACTCGATGAAAACGGCGCGGGGCGGCTGTTTTTTGGCCAACAGGTCCAAGACATACTCGTGCCCTTTCATACGCCACCCCGACCTGCGAAGGGATCTAGGCCTGCAGAAGATGGTTTGGCTTTACCCTCTTTTTCTTGCAGCACCCAGTTTTTGAAGGTCTTATCCCAATCAAGCTTGGTCGCGTCCTTGCCTGACTTGGCTTGCCAGTAATTGCAAAACTTCATGATGGTATGGCTTGGATTTAGATCTGGCCGTTCCTTGCGCATGAAGGCAATCAACTCATCCGATGGCTCCCAATCATCTGGTAACCGCGAAGCTTTTTTTGGAGTGGAGGCATCCTCTCCCTCTCCCTCTGTCTCTGTCTCTAGAGGATCATCTTGATATCCACCTGATATCACGTTGATATCGCTTTGCTCCAGCCACTGAGATAGCTTTGAAATGTCATGTTTCACCTGCTGAACTGACAATCTCAGCCTAAAAGCTATGGTTTCATGGTCTGGAAGCTCGCCATCATTCTCGCTGGCTAAAAGCCAAAGCATGACGAGCATTTTGGATGCCTTGGGTTCAAGGTTATGCCACTCGCGGTCATCAAGCAGGTCACGATAAAGCTTGATCCACGGTGGCTTACGATCGCGGAAGTGCTGAAACTTTTTCCAGTTTTTGATACGCATATACAACCCTCGTCAAAGGTTTGTCGTCACTGAAGTTGGGCGTTGGCAGGCGAGTGACGAAGTCGCTTTTCGGGAGCTACCCTAGCCATGCCCGTTGGACTTTACTTAATGTTTTGTTGGTTCGCAAGCAAAAGTTTGGATCATCTCGCGCAACTTGCTATCAACGTCTGACCAATAACTTTCAAAAGCTGCGGTACCGTTATTCTCAGCAATGCCCAGGCAGATCTTGGTTAGCATCGTGAGTGCTACCGAATTGTAAACCTGCTCGGCAAAATCGCTGTCATATTGCTCGCCAATTAGGTCTACATGATGGCTAATGCTTTTGACCATCGCATAAGCAGTCTTGGCTATCTCAATCTCGGTCTTAGTCATGGCTGCCCCCTTGCTCGTATGGCGGCAGATAAATCGTCACGCCAAGGTCTTTCAAACTGGCGCACATAGTCATGCTCAATAAACTTCGCACACGCCTCACGTTCATGCTTGGCGACAAGGGTAGCAAAGCGTTCAAGCTCATGCACCATCAGTAAATGGGGTGTTTCAATGGCTTGCTTAATGTTGGCCTCCCTAGCCATGCGGATGATGTCTTCCTTAGTCATTTGTCTGTTTTCTTACTAAAAATCTCTGGCCTATAAACCCGCACGCTTGCATCATGCAAGTAAACAACTCGGATCATGTCGTCAACTACGGTCCAACAAAATTCCACCATCTTCCCACTTGATCCGTAGCTGTAACCATCAACCAGGCTTTTGCCAAATTCCTTGCATTTGATTTGCCGCAAGGTCAGCACAATTTCTCCACCGCCCTCATTGCTGGCAGACCAAGTCTGTGCTGAGACTGCAACTGGCAATGCCAGCAAGAGCGCGGCAATCTTCATGACTTCACAAAAAGGCGCTCAATGCCCTTCTCTTTTACAAATGCTGTGAAGTCCAATGGCGTCTTGGCAAGCACAGCAAAAGTCATCATGTGGCACAACTGAGCAGCTTCATAGCCCGTGCAGTTCTCAGGAATTGTGATGCGGTGCATAGCACCATCAATCTCAACTTCGATGGGGCCGATGGGCTGCAGTTCATTTACGTTCAATTTCATGCTCCTTGATTGGTGTGTGGATGAGCTTGCCCTTTGTCAGCACAAGCAGTCTAAAAAGAGGCATACGGTCATGCTTGCAGTAGTAATGGACCGTGGAAGGCGCAACGCCTAAGAGCCTGGCTGCAGCCCGTATGCCGCCAACAGATTCAATAAGTTCTCGGATGTTCATGGAGTTAGATTACTCGAACGGGCAAATTCATGCAAGCTATAGACAAATATGTTGACAAGGTGTTCGATACATGAAACACTTTAGACTCAGCAAACTTTAGAGCAAACCCATGGAAAGAAATGATGAATGGCAGCAAATGTGTGAAGAGCGCGAGCAAATGACCGAGGAAGCTTTTATCCGTGCCAGGTCTGGTGCGGCAAGTGAAAACGATTGGAAATGGCTTGCAAACGAACTTGGATTAACGCTTTACAAAAAGGAACGTAAATATGCTGATCTCTGAAACCACGCAAACCCGAGAATACAAACTTGTGCCTGAAGGCTCGCACTTGGCCATCTGCTATGGCATCGTTGATTTGGGCACGCAAAAGTCGAATTGGCAGGGTGAAATCAAGCACCAGCGCCAGTGCAGGATCTTGTGGGAGTTACATGGTGAGGACCACGATGGCAATGCCCTCACACTCGAAGATGGCAGGCCACTGTCTTTAAGCCAGCGCTACACGCTATCACTCAATGAAAAGGCCAAGCTTCGTAAAATGCTTGTGTCCTGGCGCGGCTCAGAGTTCACTGACAAAGAGCTTCGAGGTTTTGATATGCGCACCATCATCGGCAAGGCTTGTATGCTGACCGTGACGCATTCACATAAAGATGGCCGCACTTATGCCAATGTCGAGTCAGTGACTGCAGTGCCAGCAGCCCTGCGCAAGCTTGGCATCCCTGAAATGATCAACAAGCGCACTTACTTTAGCTTTGCTTACTTCGAGCAGCACGAATTTGACGGGTTAAGTGATGGCTTTAAGCGCGTCATCATGCAAGCGCCAGAGTGGCAGGGTATTGCTGGAAGCATAAGCAAACCCACATCACTGGCTGATGTCGATGACGACATTCCGTTTTAGTTATGGCAACGAAACAACTCACACAAAAAGCAGCAACTCAGTCGCTGATGGCAGAACGTGACTGGGTTACTGTGTACCTCGTTGATGACGTCACGCTAGTACCTCATTACACCAAAGAAGGCTTTTGGGTGCATCCAAGTGGAGAGTCCTACGAACCACAGGCTTTGCAACATGTTGGAGCAAGACGTAGCACAACGCTTTTATGGCCTCGATATTGGTTACAGGAGCAAGCCAATGGCACAAACCCTTGAGTCCGTTAATGCCTTCTCCAGCGCTCAAGCTGAGATTAACTTTCAGCCCGTAAAGAGAAAGCGCAGATCACAGAAGTTTTTGAAAAACGCCGAGTGGAACATCTTGATGCGCAGGGTCTTCCGCGGCGAGAGTCCAGTTGCGTTGGAGTTGGAGTTTGGTGTGTCAAGCAAGACCATCTATCACTGGCGCCGTCTGATTGTGACTAACCAGCCAATACCACGATTTTCGCTGGAAGATGCAACCAAAGAAGTTATTAGCAAAAGTCGCATGAAGTATCGAGATGAAGGAACGATTAAAGATTGGAAACCAACTGTAAAGGAAACTACGATGGAAGAAATTAGACCCCAGGCCGCCTATGTTGCACTCAACAACATGATCCGTAACGGCACATCGCACTTGCAAGAAGCAGTTAATCAGCTACCCGCGAAGATGCCAGAGCATGAGACTTTACTGATTGCTCCCAGTGGCAATCGATTGCTGACGCCAGCCAATGACGCTCAGTTAATGCTTTTCCTGAAAGCTGAGGGTTTTGAGCTTTACCAAGTCAGCCTGAGCAAGATCTGATGGAAGTCAAGGCACAGCCAAGCGAAGCAGGCCACTGGTACACCCGTACCGGCGAGCCGATGTACCAGGTCAAATCCAATGCTGGCCACCTGCGCAATACAACGCTCAGAGACGCTCGCAAGTATGACCTGGTACCTTCCGTCACAACCATCCTCAACGTCGCAGCCAAGCCCGGTTTAGAGGCCTGGAAACAGCAACAGATCTTGTTGGCTGCGATGACGCTACCCAAGCGTGATGATGAGAGTCTTGATGCTTACGCTGACCGAGTCTTAAAGGACAGCAAAGAGCAGGCTTCAGAAGCCAGGGATCTGGGTACTGCCATCCATGCCAAGGTCCAAAGCGCTTTCGAGGGTGGGCCACCAAACGAGAGCTACTTAGCCGTCAAGCAGATCCTCGACAAAGCGTATGGCAAGCAGGAATGGATCAGCGAAAAAAGCTTCAGTCACCCGCAAGGCTTTGGTGGTAAGTGCGATCTGCACTGCAAGGTGGCGGTCATTGACATCAAGACCAAGGCCTTTGGTCCTAACGATGATCCGCAAGGGTTTGATGAGCACTTGATGCAGTTAGCAGCCTACCGATCAGGATTGATCCTGCCCGAGGCGGCTTGTGCCAACGTGTTTGTCTCCACTACTCATGCTGGCCTGGTATCACTCTTCGAGTGGACAAAGGCTGATGTGGAGCGTGGCTGGAAGATGTTTGAGGCCTTACTGACATTCTGGCAGGCCAAAAATAATTATCAGTAGGATGAGTGGTAGCTCCTGGGTGGATGAATGGTTGTATAGGTGTTGACAAGTGGATTAAACAAGCCTAAGATTCATTCCATAGCAAGTCGCTATGTAAGCAAACCCAGGAGCAAACCAAATGCAAAACGACATCGCAAACATCACCGCAGCATCAGTTGACCAACTCGGCGCATTGCTCGCCCAAATCGCAGACCTGACCAAGCAGGCCGATGCCATCAAAGACGCCATCAAAGACAGTGCCAGCAACGGTGGTGCCAAGTCTGTTGAAGGCTCACTCTTCAAAGCTACGTACACCGAGACCAATCGTTGCGTCTTCGACAAAGATGCCTTCATCAAGGCTCATGGTGCCGAGGCTTATGCCAAGTTCACTAAGACCACTGCAGTCTTCTCAGTCAAAGTTACTTCACGCTAATCAGGAGGCCAGCATGAGCAAGACACTCAACAACCTGCTGGCCACCCGTCCTTGGGTGGCACACATCGATGATGAGCGCAATGAGGGCAACAGCATCATCGTAACGCTGGCCAAGGGCTGGTACTTCGCAGACGAGACTGACTGTGGCGTACGCGGGTTTGACACCGTCAATGAGGTCAAGCGCGATACATCACGCAACGCTGTAATCCAACGATAAACAACTGGGGCCTAGCCCCCTTGGAGGACACCATGCACTACAAGCTAATTGAATCTGACAAATATGACCTGCGCTTGCAGGTGTGCAATGTAGTCGAGAAGGCCAACAACTTAAATCGCACCTTGGCAAGCGAGTGGCCTGATCTTGATGGCTACCAACTCAATGCCTTCGACAACCTGGTCGGTGAAATGGAAGAGCTTGTATCAATGATCGAGCACATTAAAAGCAGGAGGAAAGCAGCATGATCCCAGGCACACGCGTAAAGACACCACGAGGCTTTGGCATCTTAGAACTTGAGCACCCTGATGGCACTTGTGCAGTTCGACTGATCAATGACCGTGAGTGGCCATTTCCTGAGTGGGTGTTCCTGCCCCGAGACCAGATCAAGTGGGCACCTGTAAAAGATGACTTATCCGATGTTGAGGAGGCACCGTTCTAAATGGAACAAGTTTACTTACAGCACCTGGGCACTTGCCCCATCTCGAAGTTTGAGACAAGCAAGCTTAAACCCGTAACCAAACGGCCCTACAAATTTGGCGTGAGTGCGTGTTATTCACCGGCCCCTAGGAACTACTACAGCCACGATCAGGACTGGGTTTATGACCTGATGGTACTTGACCGCACACCGTACCAAATGATTCGCTACAAGGGCCTGCAGTGGCTTTTGTACGCCCTTTTTGCTGGTGCTGTCATCTACTTCAGCAACGGTGTTGCACAGTGGGCGGTACGGTGATGGCTGACTTCATTGACTGGCTTACAGCGATGTTTGGCGTCGGTTCGATTGGACTGATTGTGTTTTTAATTTACATACTTTGGAGTATGCCTTATGGCGAAGAATGATGATCGATTGACGCTGATTGCTGCAGCGCTTAACGGGATCTTGTCCCGCGGCATTGAGCATTACAAGGATGGACCTTACTCACTAGATACGCCAGAGCGCATTGCGACATTGGCTATCCGTATTGCAGACGCAACCCTGGAGATTAGCAATGAAAGACTATCAAAACCCCGAAGTGCAAATTCAAGTCCTGATCGAGTACATGATGGTGATGATCGCCAGGCGTGACTGGCATGGTGTCAGTGATGCAGCCAACGACATCCGCGAACTCGAGGCCGAGCAGGAAGGGCCAAGCTTCTTGCGGAGGAGCCAAGAACATGCTTAGCGATGCTGACATCAGGGCCTGTGCTGACAGTGTCCCTGACTCACTGACGGCTGATCACTGGCTTTATGCCTTTGCTCGTGCTGTCGAAGCAAAAGTCTTGAGCAAAACCAATAACGATGAATGGAAATTACACGCAGGAGATGCAGCATGAACATACTTGAATTGCTGGATGAAGTAGCTGCCGAGACTAAGAAGGAAGATTTGCAAGAGGCTTGGGATCGGTGGCTGTTGAGAAACTACTTGAGCAATTCCCACATGGGCAAATTAGCCACCTGGTTTTGTGATGAGCACAACCTGACCTGGGAGCAGTTCAACACGCTCAAGCGAGTTCCAAAATATAAGTTTCATACCTTTGCTACGCCTTCAAGGTATCTTGCTGCTTACCTACCTAAGATTTGGGAATGGCTGATGTCTGGCAAGGAAGCTAACGAGATCATTGGCTATCTCAAACGATTTAAGGTTCGCACGTTGGATAAACCGATTGATCTGAAGAAAACGGTCGCTGAGACCAAGGAGCGTCAGCACGATGTATTGAAAGACAAGCGCAATGTGCTTGAGCAAAAATCACGCTTTGGTCAACGGCTTCGTGCTAGCAAAGCCAATTGGCACACCGTTAAAGCTGTGCGCTCATGATCAAGATCAATGAACTCTTGTACGCACGGATGATCAGGATGCTGATGGATGGCTGCACTGCGTACAACATCTGCGATGAGACAGGCCTGCATGTCGTAACGGTCCAGTCTTATCTCAGGGCCTTACACAAGGAAGGTGTCATTCACATCATGGGCTGGGTCAAGAACTCCCGCGGTGTGGATACCACGCACATTTACAAGCTTGGTATCGGTGAGGACAAGCCACGGTCCAAGATGACACGGGCTGAGATTGCTAAACGGTATCGATTCAGACAACGATTACGCGCACGTATGGAGCGTGAGCGCATTGCTTTAGGGGTAAGACCATGAGTGGTGATCACAATCAGCATCAAAAGGACAAGTCATATCTTGATGACATGGATCGCTATAAACAAGTGCGTGAGCTAGTCAAAGACCCATCTTTGAGGGTCACAGAAATTGCATGGAAGACTGGGTACAACAAAGGCCATGTCAGCAGGCTACGCAAGGAAGCCATGCGCCAAGCACTTGAGACAGAGCAAGAGCCGGTGGCGTGGATGCACACAACTGGAACAGGGCATGTGTACTTCCGCAAAAAGCCACAGGACAAGGTATTCAATCCACAGCCTGTGTTCATAGCGCCATCAAAGAAGCCGTGGGTTGGGCTGACGGATGAGGAGATTCAGGACTTGAGTTATTTGTCTCAAAAAATTGATGAAAGTAATGCGGCGTGGTTTGATCGCTGTGGTTTTGCTAGGGCCATCGAAGCCAAGCTAAAGGAGCGCAATGAATGACGCGCTGCGCTATCGAATGCTCAGACAATTGGTTGACTACCCTGATCAAATGGATGCTGACCTAGATGAGCTTATACGAGAAGCAATTGAAAATTATCGAGCGACTACACAACCAGGCGCAAAACCAAATGAAGACAGATCCTGCCTTGGCCGATCAATACTTGCACGATCTGGCCTGGAATGTTCTGGAATTGAGAAAGAGACTGCACGATGCAATGCCCATATTGTCGAAACGAGTCAGGACGGTCCTACAAGACAACCGTCCTTGACACCAGGTCCTACTGGGAACCAAACAAGTTTAGATTTTATTTAGAACGAAGACGCGAATGCAAAAAGTGCCAAACCAGATTTCTAACGAGAGAGTTCTCACCATCGGTTCGACCACCCTCACTCTCCGCGAGTGGGCCAAACGAGGAAAGCTAAGTTACTACACCCTGAAGTGGCGTGTGAATCAAGGATGGCCACCAGAGCGTTTATTTGAGCGTAGGAACGCCGTAAAGGACGGCATGAAGGTTTGCTCTAAGTGCCAGGACACAAAGCCCGTAGAGGGCTTTTATGAGCGTTCCAGGGGTGGTTGGCTGGCAGAGTGCAAAGTTTGCTTCAAGGCTCGGTATAAACGCTAGCCACCATACCGCGAACGATAGATAAGTGGCAGGGGCATATTGCTTTCGCGCTTGCCACGCATCTTGTCATAGAGATACATCGCAAGTGGTGATGCTGTCGCAGCAGCCGTGCCTACCAGTCTTGCAGGGCCAAATGGCGTCATGGCAGCAGCACCGCCCACCGTACCTAGGGCTGAAATGCCTGCGCCAACCATGTCATCTTCACCGACGCGGCGCTCGGTTTCCATCAAACCCTCGGCTACACCAATGCCACCAATAGCGCCTGGCAAGCGAGGCATGGCTGCCATGCGTGCAGAGCCGCGCTGAAAAGCACTTGGACCTTTGACTTGCGGGATGGGCTGAGTGCGAGCGCCTCGAGGGCCAGCGCCTTCTTGTGATGGCAGGAATAACCCGGCACGGTTTGGTTGCTGGCGCATTTCTGGTGCCATAGCTCTGATCTTATTTTCAGCTTGAATGGCTGCCTCTTTCATTTGATGCGCCTCACTCATGCTTCGCGCTTTTTGAGCCACATCTTCGTAAGCGCCTGCGCCAGGAACATCTTGTGCTCTGATCCAATTTTGCGTCATTCGACCGCCAGCAGGCGGCCCTTGAATCGGACCTTGCGCAGGCGGCAAAGCACCACCCGGTGAAGTGATGACGGGACTTGTTCCAGGCGCAGCAGTTGGAGCCACCGAAGGTGCTGCAGTAGGCAGCGCTCCAGCTTGAGGCTTACCGGCCATCATGCCAGCAACTTTTGTTCCTAGGACGGCACCAGCAACGTCGGCTGATAGCTGGCCAACATCAGACTCGGCGCCCATTTCCATCAATTTCTGGCCCATATCAGCAAACGTAACGCGCTGTCGTGGCTGCTCGGGAATCGGTGTTAATTCACCCTTGGCCTCCGTAATTTCAGGAGGCTCACGTTCTGGCTGTGGCTCAAACACGCCAAGTGATGCAATCGACTTTACATAGTTGCGCGTACTTTCTGGCAACTGGCTTTTCTTGGGGCTGGTAAAAAACGGATGATCATGGCCTGCGTTATACCCGGCCACTGCCATCAAAGGATCACCAAAGCGATCAATGCCCTGCCGAAGATAAGTCACACCCGCAAGGATGTTGGTATCGGGCTGTTTAAGTTCTTCTTCCTTAAAGCCCAGCATCCTGCCCGTAGAAGGGCGCACTTGCATGATGCCAATTTCACCAACACCACCAACCTTGGACTGATCAAGGCCGCTTTCTTGCAACGCTACTGCCAGCGCTAATGCTGGATCAACACCCTGACTTTTAGCAATTTCAACAATTTTCCGTGCAACAGGAAGTCTATCTTCAGGAATGCGCTGCAATAGTTGTTCCATGATTAACGCCCCAAAATATCTCTGCGCAAGGCTTCACGAGCCTCACTATAAGGCTGCTGGCTTGTGGGCCTTGTGCCAGGCACTTGCGGATTAGCGCCTGATGTCATGCCTTGATACAAGCCACGCAGCTTTGCGTCGTACTCTTTGACCATTTCATCGTATTGCGGCGAACGCTTAAACTGCTCAAAGGTCTTATTGCTATCAAGCAAAGCGTTGCGGATCTTTTCTTCAAAATTGGCACGTTCAATCATGTGCTGGGCCTTAGCCTGAACAACCCGAGGCCGATCGCGCACAGTCGGACCCATGCTGCTGAAGATCAACTGTTCAAAGTTAGAGATTGAACCCTGGCCTTGAGCCATTGATCTAAAGCCAAATGAGATCTCGGCAAATCGTGAAGTAAGCAACGATAAATTATCAAGCACTTGCTGCACGCGCTCGTCATACTGCTGCTTTGATTCGCCAGGATTTTTGGGTAGCGTAATCCGATTAGCTGTCATCACATCGCGGATCTGCGGCACAGAAACTGAATACCCGCGGCCAAGGCTAATACCCTCTTCAATCAGCTTGCCCACTGCTGGTAAAACGCCAGGCCTTTCAAGCACAGCGAGCACTTGATCCATACCGGGTGCTTTAACTAATTCAACAACAGACTCGGCTGCCTGCCTGCGTTGTAGTGCTGTATCACCCTTTTCAAGGGCTGCCTGACGCGCTTTTTCATCAGCTTCAGCACGCGCTCTTATGGTGGCTGATTCACGCTCACGCTCAAGGGCTGATTGTGTTGTAGTCTTGCGGCCAGCAGGTGATGGTGCGGCAGGTTCTTCGCCAGGCTCTCTTGGTTGTGCAGGTGCGCCAGGCTGCTTAATTTGACTTGGTTCAGTACCACCAGAGAATTGACGGTCCCAGTCATCACGCCAGCCCTCTGCCGCTGCCCTGGCCCTACTTCGAGTGGCAACTGAATACTCATTGGGGGTCATTAAAAACTTGCCCAATCCTGGAAGTTCAAACTCAGATTGAGTCTGACCCGGTATATTTTCTGGGTTGACATACTGGCCTGTACGCTTGTCAAAAACAGTGCCATTCATAGCGATCAAGTAACGATCTTGATCAAACTTGACCATGTCTTCAACAATCTTGCCGTACTCTGGTTTGATACGTTTTAATTGCGCTATGGATTGCGCTGTGATGTTAGAAAATCCTGCTGGCGCAGTAGCTGTACCACTATCTTGAACTGCAGCTTCTTGGCCTGCTTTAGGAGAGCCGCCAAGTAGACGGTTAAATTCCTTCATGGCAGCAGCTTCTTGATAGCCAGCAACTTCTTTTGCGGCCATTTCAGCCTTTATCTGAGCTATATCAATATTGCGCTTGCGCTCAGCCTCATCAGCCGTGCCGTAAGCCTCCATGACATTGCCAAGGCTTTCACCGAAACGCCCTGATTTGGTTGGCTGCAGGAACGCTCTAGCCATCGCTAAGTTACGCGGATCAATGAACTCATTTCGAGCTTGCAAGGCATCGAGCATGGCCTGCTGCGCAGCAATATATTTTTGCCGCGACGCTGCAAGTTCTGGATCTTCGCCGGGAATTGCTACTGGCGAGACCGTCGCTAATGGAGATTGTTTAGCCACAATTACCCTCCAAAATCTGCATAGTCTGACAACTCATCAATAGCTGCCTGCTCTTCTGCGCTAAGTCTTCCAGACCCTGACAAAAGTTTGTTTAATGTAGCGCCAAGCGTTTGAGATTTATTGCCGCCCTCTCCAGTTTTAATTCCTGATAGGAAGGATGTCAGTGATCCAATTTTGTCTATCGTGCTTGGACCATAACCAGCGCCTTGTAGCGGACCCTTGTACGTGTCAGTGGATGACAATGGGAACTGGTAATTTCTAAGCAATGCAGCAACATTGGCAGCCCTTGTTAAAGGCGCCTCAATCTTAGATTGCTCATATTCAAGCTGTTGTGTACCAAGATCTGACAGGGTGCCTAAAGCGCTTTTTGCAGCTTGTTGCTCTTGAGATCCCAGGCCTGTCAATGCCGTGGTGGCACCTGTCTGCCCGGTTTGCTCTCTGAGGGCAGCATCCAGTGCAGTCTCAAAGCCTTTAGACCTAGCTTCAGTTTGTTGTGCTTGAAGCTTGGAGGCAATGTCTGCAAGGGCTTGGCCACCGATGTTACCCACCCTGCTGCCACCAAACTGGCCACCACTAATTCCTAATGCTTTTAAGCCTGGCAGTACACTGCGCTGCAAGTTGATGTCAGATTGCTTTTGCATCTCATCAATGACTTGCTGCTGGTATGGGTTGTAAAACTTTGCAATATCTGCGGAGGACACATCCATGGCAGACTGGCCAGCCGTCAATGCTTGATCCAGTGGCGTTTGATACCGAGCCAAGTCACTGAGGGCTGGCAACTGACCTGCCGCATAAGGCTTACCCGTTGCTGGGTCAATGCCGGATGTTAAGTTGGTCAGATAATCTGGCCTGCTGGCAATCAGATCTTTGCCCTGAAAAGCCGTCATGGTTGGCTTTCCTGAAGCATCAACGCCAGTTGTGCCTAGTTGACTTTGACCTACTTGAGCAAGATTGGTCAGATAGTCAGTAAGATACTGAGGTGCTGACTGCTGCTTGGTTGTCGTTGTCGTAATGTCTGGCGGTGCAGAGCCTTCAAATAATCCGGCCATGATTATTTACCCTTCTTGATATAGTCCAGCGGTGACTTATGCGCTGGCGGTGGTAAGTCTTTGACTTTCGTGGATCTGGCTCGTGCTCGGATCTCGTGCATCATCTTGTAGAGTTTATCTGTTCCTGCCTTGGTTGAGCCATTACCAAGTGCAGAAACCACATCGGCAGGGAATACAAACTCACCATCAGCAAGCCATGCCGGGATGTCATCCGATTGACCATCACCATCGCCAGCAACGTGTTTGCCGTCTTTGAAGTCTTCACGGCCACCGGGCAATACACCACCACGATTCATGAATTGCAAGTTCATGGCACCGCCCTTGGCTCGAAGTGGCTCTACATAACCACCTTCAGCGTACAGGGCCTCTTCCATTTCAGGCTTCTTAGGCTCTCGAAGCCCTAAGATGTCATCAATGGATGTTTCCTGGCCATACGTAAAAGTCGGCGCTTGCTGGGGTTGGATGCCTAAGCGCTGCGACATCACAGCAGCCAACATAGGATCAATTTGATTCATTTGCTCTACCCTTTCCATCAAGGCTTCCAATGGATTTTTTATCCTAGTATCACCAGAAGATTTCAATACGCCCAAGTCATAGTCCGATGAGGCCATAGGCATTGAAAGTCCAGAGGCTGCAGCACTTGGCAACTTAAATGATGCTTTAGGCGCCGCTGCCTTTGGTGCCGTTGTCTTAGTAGCTTGCGCAGCTTGTACAGGAACCACTGCAGCAATTGGATCAAGCTTTGGCTTAACTGGCGCAACGTCTGCCGTCAGTGTTTCAGTGGTCTCAGGACCATCGCCAGACTTGGTCGTGACCGTGACCGTATTATCCGCGTTCCAGGTTGTGGTCACGATCTGATCACGATCGGGATTGCTGACAATCTGCGTAACCACGCCCGTATCAACATCAGACTTAATTTCCGTTGTACTGCCTGTAGTATCTGTCGTAATGGACGTTACAGAGCCAGCATCAGACGTAATTTCAGTCTTGACGCCCGTGCTTTCATCAACAGTCACGCTTGTTGTGACGCCCGAGTTATTCGTAGTTACGGTGGTTGTGGTATCGCCTTGAATCGTGACTTGCTTGGTCTCACCAGTTGTCGTATCAGTGGTCGTGGTGGTCACAGTCTGCGAGCCAGCATCCATCGTGACTTGCGTATTGCTTGTACCATCCGATGCGAGCACTGTGGTGACATCACCACTTGAACCTGATTCAATCGCCAAGTTGCTATTGCTATTTGTAAGCGTCTGAATCACGGTATTAGCATCAGCGCCACTCACAATCGCTGTGGCCACCGATGATGCTGTGGCATCAGCCAGGCTTGCGCCATTGTTCACAGCACTGTTGACAACATTGCTCACAACAGTGCTGGCATCACCGCCATTGGTAATGGCCGTGCTGGTTGCAGCAATCAGCGTTTGACTCGTATCAGCACCAGCAGCAAGGCTTGCATCCACAGCAGATCCAACGGCTTGTGCTACATCACCACCTGCATTTGCTACTGCTGTCAGGGTTGAGTCTATTGCTGATGTGGAATCAGTGCCTGCATCAACAGCAGCCTTGACGGCACTATTAATAACTGCTGAAGTATCAGCACCATTAGTTATAGCTGTAGTGACAGCATTGTCAATAA